CTGGAACAGCATAGGAAAATAAAATGGCACTATCACATGTAATGAATGTTATTAGTAATGCAGGAATAGTAGGAGCAGGCACGGGTAGCGGCGGCGGTGGCGGAGGTGGCAGTAACTTAGACAGCCAAACTGTTACTGTTGGAACTCACACCCAATCATTCGCAGGTGGTAGCGGTTTACCAGCAAGCACAGGTCATTGGCGTGGTAAATTTACTAACTCCTATGCAACTGCTGGGTCTATCTCTGATGGTACAAGTAATCTTTATAGTGGTGCATCAATTGTAGAACTTTATTATACTTGGAACACTGTTTACGGTGTTTCATATTTAGCACTGAGAATTGATGGAGGAAGCCTGGCAAACAGCGGATGGACTACTTTAACCGTAGGCACTACAGCTTTTCAAAGAACGGCCGCAACTTATAACGGCAGCTCAAGCGGCGATACCCAATGGACTTGGACAACTTCTGGTGATTTAACTGGTGCCCAGAATCCATTCGCCGCCTCCGGACAAACCACAACTTGTGTGTTTACATAATAAATAAACAAAAGAGAATAAACTAATGGCACAACCAACAACAAGAGAACAATTCAAAGGCTGGATACTCCGTAAGCTAGGAGCTCCTGTGATTGATATTAACGTGTCTGATGAACAGATTGACGATCGTGTTGATGAAGCTGTAGATTTCTGGAGAGACTATCATTATAATGGAAGTCAACTTGTTTATTTGAAACATCAGATTACACAAGAAGATAAAGATAATGGTTATGTAACTTTACCCACAACGATACTTGGTATATCAGGCATCTTTAATATGCAGTCAAGTATTTCTACAGGCGGTGGTATATTTAATGTTCAGTATCAATTTGTTTTAAATAATCTTGAAGACATTACTGGTTATAATATCACAAACTATTTTATGTCAATGCAACATATGGAATTCTTACAGGAAATGCTTGTTGGAAAACCAATGGTCCGTTATAATAAACATGTAAATAAATTATGGATTGATTCTGGTGCAGACGTAATGCCTGTTGGTGAATATATTATTATTGAGGCGTATGATGTAATTGATGGAACAACATATGCAGATGTATGGGGTGATCGTTTCTTACAAAATTACGCAGCTGCGTTAATTAAAGAACAGTGGGGATCAAACCTAACAAAATTTACAGGTATGCAACTTGTTGGTGGAGTATCTTTCAACGGAGAACAGATACTTGCTGATGCCAGAGAAGAAAGGAAAATAATGGAGGAAGAAGCAGTACAGAATCTGCAACCTCTTTCCTATGGATTTATTGGATAAGCTAAATGGCTACGAATACATTCTTTAATAATTATGCTCAAGTCCAAGAACAATCTTTAATTGATGATTTAGTTATTGAGTCAATTAAGATTTATGGTGTTGATGTCATTTATATTAGTAGAGCAATTAAAGGTCGAGATAAGATCTTTCGTGAAGATGACTTTCCAGAATACAACGAAACGTTTGAATTTGAAACTTATGTTAAGAGTATGGAAGGTTTTGAAGGAGAAGGGGATTTCTTATCTAAGTTTGGTTTAGAAATAAGAGATACATTAACGCTTACAGTTGCGAATAGAACATTTGAAAGACACGTAACTCGAGAAGTTGTTGAACTTACTCGACCAAGAGAAGGCGATTTAATTTACTTCCCTTTAAACGAAAAGATGTTTGAAATTAAATATGTTGAACATGAAAGCATATTTTATCAAATGGGACAAACACAAGTATATGATATGCAATGCGAATTGTTAGAATACGCTAACCAAAGGTTTAATACTGGTCGTTCTAATATTGATGATTACTTTGCTGCATATAATACAGACATAATTGTTGATGCAAATAATGCAACATTGTCGGCACTTGCTGCAACTGATGATAACTCAATGAACCTTGACTTCGAAATAGAAGCCGATGGTATTATTGATTTCTCAGAGGTAGATCCTTTCAGTGAAAACATATCTATAAGTGATACCTAATGGCAATAGCAAATTATTTTTACAATTCTACGATTCGCAAATATGTTGCTTTATTTGGTACATATTTTAATCAATTAGAAGTTCGCAGAACAAGTACTGATGGGACTCTTAATCAGAGACAGATAGTACCTATTTCTTATGGACCATATCAAAAGATTTTAGCAAGACTTGAACAAGATCCTACATTACAAGGCGGAGCAACGCAAGACGCATTTGGAAAGCCAACTGCAGGACAACCATTCGCAATGACATTGCCTCGTATGGCTTTTGAATTAAATAGTTTTACATATGACGCAGAACGAAAAGTTGCGCCAACAAGAAAATTAAGAAAGACCGCTGTAGATGTAGATAACGGTGGCAGACGATTTGTATATTCAGGAACTCCATATAATATGGGATTCAGTTTATACATCATGGCAAAATATAACGAAGACGCGGTTAAATGTTTAGAACAAATATTACCGTTCTTTAATCCAGAATTTACAAGCACTGTGAATCTGATACCAGGATTAGAAGCAATTGATGTCCCTCTCATATTAAATGATGTGACATCAGAAGATTTATACGAAGAAGCCTTTACACAAAGAAGAAGTATACTATATACATTAAACTTTACAATGAAAGGTTGGTTCTTCGGTCCTGAGAAGGATAAGGCAGTTATTAAGTTTGTTGATGCAAGAGTGGCAACTGATACACCAGCTGATACAGAGTTTGAAACATTCCAAACTGGACAACCAGGTTCTACAGCAAATAATGTAGCAACCTCAGATATAACACAAACTATTGATTATAGCTTGATTGAATTTGACGACAACTGGGCATACTTGGGGCAAAGCTCTGATACAGAACCTAGTTAAGAAGGAACATTTATTATGAAGATTGGATTTACTTGCAGCAGCTTTGACCTGCTTCATGCTGGACACGTTCAGATGCTAAGAGAAGCAAAAGAACAATGTGATTATTTAATTGTAGGATTACAAATGGATCCTGCTGTAGATCGTCCTAAAGAAAAGAATCAACCAATCCAAACAATTGTTGAAAGATACAGTCAACTTAAAGCGGTAAGTTACGTTGATGAAATTATTCCTTATGCAACAGAACAAGATCTTGAAGATATACTTGAACTGTATACAATCAATGTTCGTATTTTAGGTGAAGAGTACAGAGATAAAGAATTTACAGGAAAGGACATTTGTCGTAAACGTGATATTGAACTTTTCTTTAATAAACGAGATCATCGGTTTAGTACATCAAAGCTTCGTCAAAGTTGCGCTTGGGTAAACAAAGATGGTGACTGGAAAGTTACGGATAAATAATATTATGAATGAAGATACTATAGCACAAAAGTTAAATATGAGACCGCTCCAAGAGACTCAAGAAGCGTTGGATAAATTAGACGTGAAAGTATCTGACTTACCAGTTAACTCTTTTTCAACAAACGAAGTCGCAATGGAAGGGGAACTGCAGAAAAGTGTAGATTCTATAAAGAATTTGCCACAAGAAAGTGAAGCAGGCCTACCAGCCGTTATGAGTTCTACTGCCAAAGAGAATCTAAAAGATATTGAATTGGCTAAGGCAAATATCGAAAACATTATTAATCTCGGTGACGACGCTGTTAAAGAAATGACAGAGATTGCGAAACAATCAGAATCACCTCGAGCGTTTGAAGTTGTATCTACTTTAATGAAAACATTACTTGATGCAAACAAAGATTACGTTGAAATGTCAACAAAGAAAAGATACGCAAAAGAAGAAGATCCTTCGGCTGATAAGAGTACTAACGTTACAAATAATAACCTTATCGTATCAACCGCTGACTTACTTAAGATGATAAAAGGTGATGAAGATAAGTAATGAGTAACTTCGATAAAGGATACTTAGGTAATTCCCATCTCAAAAAGATTGGTGAACAAATTGAGTTTACTCCTGAACTTTTAAAAGAATACATGAAGTGTGCTCAGGATCCTGTATACTTTGCAGAGAACTATATTAAAATTGTACATGTTGACCATGGTTTAATTCCAATGGAGATGTACGAGTATCAAAAAGAGATTACCGAAAAGATTACAAATAATAGACGTGTTGCTGTATTAACCGCAAGACAGAGTGGCAAGACTACGACTGCAACTGCTGTTATATTACACTACATCCTCTTTAACGAATTTAAAACTGTAGCCATATTGGCAAACAAGGGAGACGGAGCTCGAGAGGTTCTAGGCCGTATCCAGTTAGCCTATGAAGCATTACCTAAGTGGATGCAGCAAGGTATTGAAGAATGGAATAAAGGTAACATCACATTAGAGAATGGTTGTAAGATCTATGCAGGTACTACAACATCTTCTGCTATTCGTGGTAAATCTATTTCCTTTCTATATCTCGATGAGGTTGCGTTTATTGAAGGATTTGATGAATTCTTTGCTTCGGTATATCCAACGATATCATCTGGTAAAACAACAAAATTATTAATGACCTCTACTCCTAACGGATTGAATCATTTTTGGAAAACCTGTAAAGGTGCTAAAGAAGGTACAAATGGTTATGAATACGTTGAGGTTATGTGGAACGACGTTCCTGGCAGAGACGAATTGTGGAAAGAGGAAACTCTCGAAGCATTAGATTTTGACCAAGAAAAGTTTGAACAAGAATACTGTTGTCAGTTCTTAGGAAGCTCAGGTACACTAATAAGCGGTGCCAAACTCAAAGAACTTGCACCTTCAAGGCCATTGAATGAGGCTGAAGGTATTACACAATACGAATCTCCTGATATGAGTCGTTCGTATGTTATGGTGGTTGATGTATCAAGAGGTAAAGGACTTGATTATTCGGCATTTAATATTATTGATACAACGGAGATGCCATATAAACAAGTATGTGTATATAAGGATAATAACATAAGTCCAGTAGACTTTGCCTCCGTTATATATAGAATAGGGCTGATGTACAATGAGAGTGCAGTGTTAATAGAAAGTAACGATATTGGTGAACAAGTTGCTGATATACTCTTTATGGATTACG